TCCATGACTATATCCGAGTTCAGCAGGTAATTATCATTCACTGGATTTATGGAAATGTATGAATTCGATTGAACTTGCGTACCCGTGCTCGTCATGTAAAAATAATAGGTGTTTGATAAGTTTGTTATGTTCATTGGAATAACAGAGGGCATGGAGGGGTCTGGGGATACGCGAAAAGTGTATATATATTCGAAATTGGGGTTAACTGGTCCTCCTCCCTCGATGGCTTCAGTCGTGCTCGAGCCGTATGAGAATGTGTGTATGGACCCGGCGCCAATGTCGACGCCAACCTTGAGAGAATATCTCCCCTTCTCTTTGAATTTTAAACGTCCTCCAGATGTTATAACGTATTTAGCAGATGGATCTTGAACCGTCCAGTAAGGTCCAGCCTGAGATGTTAAATTTAGATTGAGAAATTGATCACCAGATATATTTAATGGCTGCGTCAGGGAGGTGAAGAATCCTGTCCTGGCGTCTGCTGGGAAGGTGCCAGTCGTCTTGATCCACCCCGATTGTTCAAGTGTAAAATCGGAAGTTCGCGTCACTGTAGAAGTGAAATTTGCTGAAGAATTTGAGATTGAATTTGATACTAAATTAGAAGTGCTATTGACGGTATACACGAGATTGCCGCTTACCGGGTTTATGTTCGAATAAGCTTTCGGGTCCAATCCAAAAAACACGCCTGATGCGAGAAAATTTGAAGAGTTTTCAACCTCTATTGCGGTACAGTTGCTGAATATAAACTTGTTTAGACCGTAATCGTAATTTACATATGGAGTGAATAATGGCGTGAGCCAGATGGGTATATTGACTGTCGAATAATACGACACGAAAGTTACAGCAGTGATGGTTGCGTCACCAGATCCGTCTGCTGAAGATATGATGCGTATGTTCGGGTCGTTCGTTTCTTCATCTGGAGCCGTCGGCCAAGTCCAGTCGGAACCCGGGTTATACAGAGCTGGTAGCCTCAATTTGAGCGTCAGCCCCCGTATGAGATCTCCTTTTAAGGGGATTCTACATATATTGTTCTGACCGTACCCAACTTGCTGATCCAGGAAGGGGATGTCGTAGGCTTCAAGAACGAACGGCGTGTGTCGCCGATACACACCGGAGAAGTACGTTACTTGAGGGGATCCGGTGAGATACGCATCTTGTTGTCCAATCGCTGCCAGCTGGATGTAACCAGCGGACATCTCTAATAAATCCGAAGGATTTATTTACGCCCGAAGGGCGCCCCGTATATCTCGGTCTTGCTGCTGCGCTCACAGCCTCCCCTAATTTTGCGTGAAAATGGTAGATGACGCTTCAGCTCAAAAAGTTCGATCCGTCTAAAATGGCTGATGACAAAGTTTGCGTCTTTATAGGAAAGCGTGGTACAGGCAAGAGTACGCTGGTGACGGACATTCTCTGGCACAAAAAGAATATACCAGCAGGAATCGCCATGTCTGGAACCGAGGAGGGTAACGGCTACTACAAGCAGTTCATTCCAGACCTGTTCGTCTATGGCGATTACAACAAAGAGGCTCTCGAGAAGATTATCGAGCGTCAAAAGAAGCTCTTGGCCGCCGGGAAGTGCAATCCCGTATTTATCCTCATGGACGACTGCATGTATGATAGGTCGTTCATGAGGGATGTATGTATTCGGCAGCTCTTTATGAATGGGCGCCACTGGAAGATATTCTTTATGATGACGACCCAGTACTGTATGGACATGACGCCCATGATTCGCACGAACGTTGATTACGTGTTCGCCTTGCGCGACAATGTCCGACAGAACCGCGAAAACCTGTACAAGGCGTTCTTTGGCGTCTTCCCGACATACGATCAGTTTTCACAGGTGATGGATGCGTGTACCGAAAACTATGAGTGCCTCGTTCTCGACAACACCTCCAAGAGCAACCGCATAACTGATTGTGTCTTTTGGTACAAGGCCCCTATCCGTCGTGGATTTCACGTGGGCTCCGCCGCTTTCTGGCAATATCACCAGCGCCACTATAACCCGAGGGCGGTCGTCCAGCCCCTCGCCCCGGTGACCCAGCGCAGAGGAGGGACGGTGATTGTCAAGAAATCAGGGGCGCGTAGTTAGTTCATCTTTCTTTTCATGACCAGAATTAGATGTTGACATACGACCCGAGTGTTTCAGAAATGTCATCGCCTATTCCAGTCGCATCGGCTTCGGTGGAGATGGAGGCTCGGAAAGATGATAGTAAGCAGATGGTCCCCACCGGCCTGCTGCGAGAGCCGGCTGAAAAAAATCTAGACGAATCTCAAATGGCGGAGTTTTCGTCGTCGATTGAAGATGTGATGCCCGGTCCCGGCCAGATGATGCAGGATGAGGTTCAGGGATCCCCCTACGAGCAGGCGCCACCCCAGAAGGCCAAGGCGGCGAGCGGCTCCAAGGGGGCCTCCTCCTCAAAGAACCCCCTCGGCCTCACAGACGAGCAGTACTATGCGGCGCTCGCCGGTGTGGCGGCGGTCATCGCCTTCTCCAAGCCTGTTCAGGGCAAACTGAGCACCATGGTGCCCAAGTTTCTGGGTGATTCAGGCGATCTGTCCGTGACGGGCATGGCGGTTTCGGCCCTGATTGCCGCCATCATCTTCTACTTTGCTCGTCAGTTTCTTTCGGAGAAGGCCTAGGTCACTCCCGGATCGAGTCTCCGCAATAAGTGCGCATCCCACCCTTGGTATAAAGTCCGTTATCAATGCAAATCTTCTTGAGTTTTTCAAAATTCTCCCAAAATGCAAGCGAGTGATCGTACTCTGGCACAGTCATATGTGCGAGTTCGTGAATGAGCACATAAAAAGCCGAGTTTACATCGTCTCCATCCAGGCAGATGTAAATTTCGTACCCTTTATTCACGTTGGAACCTATGACTCCATCCTTCTTCCCATTGAGTCCAGTAATGATTGCTGGTTTGAGAACCGGTTTCCATAGTGGATCTCCAGAATCGCGAAGAATATCGACCGTCTTGAAGTACCGCTCCTTCAGCTCGGTCAGCATTTTTGGTTCTGAATTAGTGAGAACCACCAGCAGCAGTAGCAAGGCGGCCACAAGTAGCCATACCCACCACATCTCTAGCATTTACAAAGACAAATTTTGTGTATAAATCCGAGATTAATCCAGTCGGCCTGGACACCATGGGTTCCCAGGCGAGACGGTCGAACCCCATATCTTTCAATTTCTGGATCAAAATCGAGCCATCCAGAAGGGGCTCCTCCTTGGGACCGTCAGCGTAGAAGGGGCCACCTGCCAACCGTACATGGAGTTTTTCATTTTCAATCTTGAATTCGTTTCTTAAATTGTCTATGAAGTGGCCATTTTCATCCGCCATGGATTCTGCCCGTGCTTTTTCGGGTGTGATTCCCATGAGGAGACCTCCCAGCTTCAGGGAAACCTTGATCGCCTTGAGCGATTCTGTAAGTGTATTTTCATTTTCAAAAATGTAGTGGAGTGAAAAATTGTAGCAGACCACGTCATACGGCCCAGCAAAAGCCGCCTGTCGGATATCACCTTTCCCAAGGAACCAGACCCCAAACTGCATTTCGTGTGCACGCTCCTCGGCTTCCAGCAGGGAATCCTCGTCAGGATCAATTGCGGTTACATGGGCCTTCACCGCCTTCCACTTCCACCAGTCGCCACCACGACCGCATCCACAGTCGAGAACGTGTGAACCAGGACGAACCCATTCCGCGATCAATTTACGTTTGTAATTGTTGTGAGATTTACGGAGATCTTCCATTGTACTTGCGTAAACAACGGTCCCATTCCTTATTTAACGCGTCTTGTACGGCCAGGGTTTCATATAGGGAATGATTTTGGAACTCTTGTATATTCATGGTATCGGGTATAGAATCAAAAAATGCGTGTATCTCTTCTATTGAAGCATCACGAAACGTATATCCACTTATGGGTTTCCATGTTATTTTTCCAGTCAACATACCACTTATATCACTTGGGCGAACTGCTGTATTTTCACTCGCGACGCTTACGTTGAGAAATACCGTTGCCGCACCGTCTTTTATGGCGCTCACGAGTTTCACCGCCCTCTTGATGATATTTGCCCGAACCGTCATTGGGTGAAGGTTCTGGAGTGTGTTATTCGTCGCGTCTCCGTCGATATGGTCTCCATTCTCACCAGCACCCAACTCCCTACCTAGTACACACTCGATCATCAAACCGTATAGCGCACGAGTCGCCCCTTCCGATCCCCGTCACCACCAGCACATACGGCAACAAGCTCCCGAGCAACTTCAAGTTTGGAATTTTTTAAATTGTAATAATAGATGATGCCCCCCGGTCCACCATCCAAAATGCCGTTCATAATCGGCGGGTTGGTTTTAGTAGTGGTAGTGGTAGTGGTATTGGTCGTTGTAATTTATTATCTAACAAAGGGATCCGAGACTCCAGCGCCGACGCCTATGCCCCCTGCGCCGGCTCCTCAGGGTTCTGGACCCGCTCCTTATTCGGGGCCGGCTCCTCAGGGTTCTGGACCCGCTCCTTATTCGGGGCCGGCTCCGCCGAGTCCGTCGCCGACGCCTATGCCCCCTGCGCCGGCTCCTCAGGGTTCTGGACCCGCTCCTTATTCGGGGCCGGCTCCGCCGAGTCCGTCACCGCCGCCACCAGGAGGATATACATACACGTACACAGGACCAGCTTTTCAGAGTTCTAGCCCGAACGGCTCGGACGATACTCGCCTTCTTGTGACATTTAAGACGGCGTCGCCGTTGCCGGCTAATACTGAATTCATCACAGCAAGCGCAGCTACAGCAAAGTATGCCGTCTTGAAAGTGGTTCGTAGCGGCATCACAATTTCGTCACTTCAAGTGAGTGATGGTAATTTCAAACTTCACACTAACAGTTCTGGATTGATCGACGCATGGTTTATTTTTGGCAACGATGGAACACATCAAGCATACACGATGAACACCATGTCATATGTTCTTAGAGGGATTAATGGGAAAACTGGCTATGACCAAGCCACCTGGAATAATGGCAATAGTGGCGGAAGAACGGGACCGCCTGCTCCCATCAACTCGTGGAGCGTGCAATTTTAGAGCATCTCTCAATTTGATGAAAGGCCGCTCTTCTCCTTTCGATCTCCACGACCCCCAGCAATCTGTATTCCGTACATGCGTTCTGTATAAACCGCTCGTCGCCACCTGAAATTTTTGAAATTTAGAATGCGCCGGAAGTATTTCACCCGAAGGAGCGTCACCTCGAGTGAATATGATACCTTTGTGCACGCGCCCATCCCTTAGGTACTTATTGATGCAACTCGGACCGACACCATAAGCCACAGCCGCCGCAGCTGGTGAGCAGTATCGCGCCAACTCCTCCCGAGTTTCCGAGTTCAAAACAATAACTGTAGTAGCATTTATGTTGTGCTCCGTTTTTTCTCGTTGGTTCGCGACCTGCTCCATATGGGTTGCCCATCGAAGATTGAATATACTGTCATTGAGAGGTTCTCTGAAATTTATATGATCGGCCGTATAACTTTCATTTGGCCGACGTCTTCCAGATGCTGTTAGAATGAGATGCGAACGCAATCTCATCTTTTTACCGACGTGAATCATCATTTTACCATTTAGGATTGTTCCACTAATCACACCATTATCATTCAGTATCTCACCAAGCTCGAGTATCGCGAAACCCTCAAATGACTCACCTTCATCTGTATACCTAAACTTGATCCAGTTCGACCTGTCTCGATACAAGTATATCAGGTTTTCACTTGCGCCTCTATTGAAAGTTCTGATTCTATACAGCAGGTCTTCATCACTCGCCCTGTGGGCGTTCACAACCTTTCTGCGTTCCTCTATAGGTTTTAGGGCAAGGGAACGATTGAATCTTAAAATTGATGCGGCGGTGAGTGAAAAATCGTCGTGTGTGAATGGCTCTACTCTACACTCTTTTCTTGTCCTAATTTCCTTCTTTATTTCTGAAATTCTTGCAAAGTCCTCTCGAGTTTCATCAGGCTGACGCTTCCGTAAGAATGCCGCCATTCTACTCTAACGTGCGTCTATATTTTATTTACTTAAAGCTGTGTCTAGTTGTATAAACAAATGGCCGGAGAATTAACTTCTGACTACCTGACTGTTCCAGGACAGCTTTTTGCGTGCGTGTCGTTTGTGGGCCCTGACCTGCCCCAGAAAAATGAGCAGCTGGGCATGAAGATTCGTGGCTGCTTCCCAACTC